GTTAATCTTGTAAGGTTCCTCATCCATCAGTCGGGTTAGTTCTGTGTCTGCTACCGTGTAGCCTTCCGTGACTGTACCCCCAGTCAGGTAGTGTTCAATGCCTCTGTGAACGGCGGTTCCGATGTGTGTGGCATCTGAACCTTGTCGCCATTCAGGAAGCCTTACGGCAAGCCGTGAACGCTCGGGGCATATCATAACATCGTTAAGCCATGATTGGCGTACCCATATCTTTGTGTGGTCGTCTAGTTCTTCAATTCTCATTAAAGTTCTCCTTTGTGTTGTAGTCGTTTTCTTAGATGAGTTACATACGATTTGTTTATCGTGTATCCGAACTCGTCAATGATTGCTTGACGCAGTGGTGTTGGCATCATGCCTTGCCTAATGCCTCTGACAAGATACGCATATACATCCGCTGGTAAGAAGCGTGATGGTGTTATGGTATGTTCGATCATTGGCGCAATGTCCATCTTGCCTCGCAGGTTCTCTGCTTCTTGATGTTTCCTAAACAATCTAATTGGTGGTGTCGCTTTGTTTACCAGTTCACACCAGTGTGGTATTGTGCCATCCCATTTGCCAAAGTAAGCGAGTGCTTCACCGTTTAACATTTCGTGTGGTATCGCTAAATACTTTGGGGATACTGGGTCTGTGATTTTTACGTCACATAAGCATAAGGGGTCGTGCGATATAACATCGCAACCCTCGGGTGATAAGGTCATGTTCTCCTGTCATGTATTTGTTATCATGTCTTGTGGTGCGCCACCCCTAAGGTGGCTCACCTGCGTGGTCGGGTACTTCCCCCCTCCGTTGGTTCCCCCCAGGCTCACAGCCTAGCATTAGGCTTGGGCTTCTTGTCAACGGGCTCCATCTCAACGGCTTTCTTTCCTCGCTCATGCCAGTGAGTTGGTGGCTTGAATAATGCTAGGTCTGTACCTATCCAGTGGGTGCATTTAGGGCACTGCCAGTAGTTCATGGCTTGATGCCTCCTTTCGTGGCTTAGAACGCTTCTCAGCGTCTCTGACGGGACTTGGCGACCACCTTGTCCCACGCCGTCCAAGGCGCTGGGACTGGTGGTTTGAGATAGTCGTTGTTTTTGATGCATCCCCAGCCGTTAAATCCAACTGGCTGTTGAAAGTAACCGTTAGGAGCCAACCATCCATGCAACGCAATCCTGTTCGCAATAGTGATTTGTTCTAGTCGTGTTGCGAGCCATTGCTTGGGTGCGAACTCTTGTCCACCATACCCCCGCCATGTCTGAAGAAAAATACCGAGACCACCAGCGAATTTGCCACGGTCTTTCCAATTGCTTTTAGTTTCGCATTGAGCGACCTTGTCCCAGTATTTGTTGTGGGGTCGTTTGAGTGTAGCCAGCCACGATATATCCCACTTACTACTGTTTCGTGTTTGTACTTCTTGGGTGTGGACTTGTGGTGCTTGTGTGGTAGATGTGTTAAAAACATATACAAATTCTTTCTTTATTGTTGTTGTGGGTGAAGCCGATACTGGCTTGTTATCCGATAGCCATAAGGTTATCGTGATGGTTAATACTATTAATAATTTAAGTATTGTAAATTTGTTCATGGTTGGTCTCCTTCATAAACTGAATTAAGGCAAGTTCCAGTTTATGTTTTGATGTCATTAGTAAAGCGTACTCCTCTGATACGCCGTCTTGCCATTTAGTGGATGATACCCTGCCAACTTTCTTGGCTACTTGGTCACAGCCGATACTCAGGGACTTGATTGTCGCTCGCAGTTCGTCAATGGTTAGTTGTGTGTTTATGGTTAGTTCCATTTCGTTACCTACCGTGTCCTAAAACGGTTCCAGGTGGGTTCTAGTGTCATTCACAGACGCTGGTAGCGTATACAGATTGTCGTCCATACGACCAGACAGGTGAGAACACACAGCCGAACGCATGCTTGACCACAGCAGTTTCTGTGAGCGTTCCTTGTACTCATCGCCTAGTTCCTGCCACATTCTCCTGAATGTTGTTTCATCCATCTGAGGTAACGACCATACGGAGTCACGGGTTTGTTGCATCAACTCTTTGTGTGTCTTAACAATCTCCCAATCCTCGTCAAACACATTAACATCTCTAGCCATGTGGTTGTACATAGACAATGCGTTGTTTATTGTTAATGGATCTGTGTTTACATAACTGATAGCACCAAGTCCCTCTGCTACTGTTGTCTGTATAGTGCGTACACGACCGCTAGTAAATAGGTCCTCGTTTGCTTCACTAAACTTCTCACCCTCCAATCGTACGCCGTTACGAACAATGCCTAGTGCGTGTCGTTCTATCTCCCAATCTGTAATGTCGTTGTAGTTATTGTTTGAGTTGTTGGCGTCAATAGTGAATTCTATTGTCATGCTGATTTGGTATGATTTCATTTGTTTCTCCTGTTGGTGTAAGATGTCTTACACAGTCTTGATTTTGTTTTTTGTTTAGGGTACCACGAGCAGTAATACACGCGGTACATTTGGTCTGTGTCAATGACGAGGTTGTTGCCCTCGTCATAAACAAGTGGGTATGCTGTGACGCTGAGGCGGTTATCATCTACCCAAAGATTAACATCTTGTCTATTGAGTGGGTTGATATCCTCCATGTTGTATGTGTCCCACACATCATCGTAGTGGCTGTATTTATTCTTGCTCATCCAATGCTCAGCCATTTGTTTGGCGTAAGCATAGATGTCTGTATGTTTATTTCTCATTGTTCCCTCCTAGAAGAACCAATCGTTGGTACCGTCGTAATTACCCTTGGTGTGTGATGGCACATACAGTTGGGATTGGCGATAGTCGTCAACAATGTCAGACTGTGCACCCATGCATCTACACAACATGCGTGGCTCTGAACAGAACCAACAGCAGTCGCATTGTGAACACAGGTCAACATTGTTTACATTGGATTCGTCTATGTACTCAATGTGGTCACAACTAGCGCAACGCCATAGTTCACCCCACACCTCGTCACCGTTCTCGTCAATGTATGTACAGTCCTCAACAAGAACAGATTGGTTGTCCCATATGTCGTTGTCATACATGGCGTACTTGGTTGTGTCAATAGTGTACCGTGAATCAGGTGGTGTCTTGCCAGTAGATGTCCAGCCAGTAGTGTACATGCCGTGTCCTGAGTAACTGTAGCGGTCGTACTTGTAACTGTTGTTTGACCACCATACACCCTCAACCCAATGCCCGTCGTTCTCGTTGATGATGTAATAGTCCTCTTGAACATCAGGATTGGCAGACAAGAACACAAGTTTAGAACCATCAGCGAACTTGGATAGTTTCTTGCGTGTTTTCTTGCTGTTGAGTGTTGAAGCGCCACCCCAACTAGGGAATAATTCCTTAGCAAAGATGTGGGTATCACTCATACCGTTGCGAGCCGCAATCGGCAACATGCCGTTGTGTGCTACAACCGTGTTAGTGTCCTTGCCAACTTGGAATGGGTGACAGTTGTTGATGTTGGTACCGCCATGTGTCGTGATGCGGGAGTGAAACAACGCAGGACCCGAATGAATTGCTCGTGTCTTGAGGAAGTTATCTAACACGGCATCAAAGTTGAGACCGCTACCTTTCACAATGTGTGTACCAGCATGAACAGCGTAACCAAACCCGTCAGGGTTGTTCTGTGAACCAACAGTTAATGAATCTACATCCGCTGTTGTGTACTCTTGCATGAATGTTAATAAACACATATTTCTTATATGCCTTTCGTTGTGGCGTAAGCATCAAATGCTTCGTAACCGTTTTGTTTTGTCCATTGACGGAAACGATCCCAGTCATGGCTCTCTTGAATTTTGATGTTGTACATTTGACTGATGCTGTACTCTGCTACTGCGTGTACTGCTTCTAGTCGTGCTTGAATAGTTTTGGGGTTGAGCGTACCCTTGAAGAAACGCAACTCTAATGTGTGGCGTGGCTGTAAGTTAAGCGCAACATATCTGTCGTTGTTGCACTGTCGCATGTTTCCAGCCTGTAAGCCCTTGGCGTAACGCAACATCTGCGTTGCTTCAAAGTCGTCCCATTGTGCGTATGTTGAACGACTACGACCAGCAAGTGTTTTCCATTGCTCGGTGTTGCGATAAAACATAGACATGAAACGATACAAAGATGACGACCTGCCCTCAAAGAATCCCTTGTTGATGTGAACATGAAGCCCACAGGTTCTTGTAGTAGCAGAACGCATACCAATATCAGACAACTCACGCAGTCGTGCAAGAGGCAACACATTCTGTATGTACTCTTTCGTCATGGGATGAGATACAACCTCAAACCCATTGCTAAGAGAACCGTCATGCTTGAGATAACAAGAGTCACCAAAGATATCAGTAGCAAGTTCAGCACCCTCGTTGATGTCGCAACCGTCTGCTTCCATTTCTAACTCAAAACCAGTAACGCTGATGCGTCGTGGCTCTCGCATGGTTGTAAACATTTTGATGTCCTTGGTTAGGACATCAGGACGCATACCATGAAAGATAGGGTCAGGACGAAATGAGTAGTCATGAATGAGTCGTGAACTTTCTTGCTGTTCATCTTCACACGAACATTGCGGTCCGTTGTCAATGTGATAAACCTCATCACAGTATTCGCAACTGCTGTACTGGTCGTAACACGATTCGCATCGCATCTCGTCCCAGCCGATGTCCATCATGTCGCCACGCTCAACATACAACTGACAGTCCTGACAGTATGTGTAGTCATCGTCGCAATCTGAACAGAAGTATTTAGCGTTACCTGTTGCTAATGCTTCATGGATGTCTCGGCGTCGCCAGTATGAAGTGTTCTCGTCAAGACGAATAACTAATGCTTCAATTAGATGCTCGTCTTGGCAGATACAGCACTCGGCTAGTAGGCTTGGTGGCTCTGTTGTTGTTTCTTGTGTTGTCATTGTACCCTCCTGGGTGTTGTGTTTTTATTTGTTGTGTAAGAGGTCTTACACGGTTGGTGGATATTCAAGGTAGTCAAATCGTCAATGATTACTGGGGTTTGTGGTAGACATTTCCGTTTATGTCACACAGCCTCCTGTCAAAGATAGGTGAGATACGCCACGCCAAGCCGACATTGTTGTCACGCTCAAAGGAAAGCAAATCATCTTCCTCAACATAAGTTAGATGTTCAGTCTCCGTGTTGATTACTTGCCAACACTTAGGCTTGACACCTCCCTTGCGTGCTCGTTCCACACAACGAGCGAGGTCGTTGTCGTACTGCTTGCGTGATGAGGTATTCTGTGATTTCATTTATTTATCTCCTAATTGTATTGTAAGCCAGTCGTCTCCAACTGTTTGTTGTAGCATCTCGTCAAACTCAAGTGACCAGAATTGGTTTGTTGACAAATCAACACCCAAGCCATGCAGAACAGCATCATACATCATGACAATACTCTGCATAGTTTCCTCAAGTGTCTCTTTGCGTGACGCATTGTAAACAACCGCTTGAGTAGTTGTCTCCTCAATGGTAGCAAAGAAATCAGTCCTACCATCATAATACGAAATATTAGTTTGCATTTCTTGCAAGTCAGCCAACGCTTTATGCGCCAAACTTTCCTGATGTCTAGTGTTACTCCACCTATCTCTAAGTGTGCAATACAAAGTAACCAACCTAGTTAGTTCCTCTGATACTTGTTGTGTTAGTGCACCGTTGTCCATTTTATTTATCTCCTAGATATGTGTTGTTGTATTTGCTAAGTAAGCGGTCAAACAATAAAGCATAAGCCTGCTCGTCATCTTGCTGTACCTCTAATGGTGTGTCAATAATCTTGTGCCAAGTACCCGTGTCATCATTCCATAATGGTTTGTTGTACGGAACATTCACAGAACTGTCTAGTGCGAAAGACACAACACCATCAGTGATTGTGGCTCGCACCATAAAGTAATGCTCGTAGTTATTAGTAGTCATTGTCGTCCTCCTCAAAGGTGAATGTTTCATAGTCTGAAAGGAAGTCTCGCAGACGGATAGGTTGCTCATCTGAATAACGGTCGATGTCTAGTTTGTGTAAACATTGTTCAAGGAACCACATAGTGTGGTTTCGTAGTCGCATCTTTACAGGTGTAAAGAATAGAGTGAAGCGTAAACGCCTGTTCATATTGGTAGGATACTTTCTGTTAGGTGGAATATGATGTGTACGAATACACAGAAGGTAAAGTGTTGTACAAAGTGTTTCATCACTTGACCTCCTTTCTCTTAGTTGGGTATGGCTTCCACTGTGACTTGTGATGACCGCTATCGCAACGATTACGGCAACAGAAGTCAATCTTCTTTGAACGCACAGGCTCAGACCAAGTGTACTTGTCATAAGACTCCCACAGGCTTGGTTCTTCCTGATACATATTGAGAACGCTGATGATGTGATTGTACTCACTATCAACATAGTCCGCAATGTCTGCGATACCTGTTTGCCACTCAGGTATTCCTTTTGTTACTGACATATTGCTATGTCCTTTCTACTATCTGACCTATCATCAGCAACCACCTAAGGTTGTACGCCTCACGGCGTTTCAAGGAATAAGATACTGTGTAAGAGGTCTTACACAAACTACTGAGCGTAGTCAGCAGTATCGTCAAACGATTCTGTGTCAGGCTCTGACTCGGTGATGACTGGCATCAACAAGTTAATCATTGCTTCATACTCTGCGAGTATGTTCTGCTCTACTTCTGTTGGCAACATGGCTTTCTCCTTTCCTTGTAGATTTCCAATAAACCCATGCATACAAGTTGTGTATTAATTTGCTTTAATCTCTTTAGCAAAAGCAACACACATATCATAATGAACAGCATCTGAAACACTGTCAGCGAAATCCCACCATTCACGATGTGCTTTCTTCATCATTCCCTTGTCTCCAAGTTCGTACGCACGCTGGCAAGCGACACCATGAGCCGTTGCCACCACAACATACCAGGGTGTGTCGCCATTAACGATGGCAACAATATCTTCCTTAGTAATCATTCCAATATTTCTTTCTGTTTGTATCTCCATTAGTAGAGAGTCACACACACGAGCCGAAACCCGTGTGTGCTCACCGCACTAATGCGTAACACCAAGAACGCTTGGCGTTTAGTCAATGTGTAAGAGGTCTTACACGAACCGCATGTTCTTAGCGATAGTGATAGCAGTCTTGCGCTCCACACCATTAGCAACCAACTCTTTAACCAAGTCAGCACCGTTGATAGTACGAACCTTGTAAGTAGTTGTGTCCTTAACTACTGGCTTCTTGCCAGCACTCTTGGTCTTAATGATATGAGCAATACTTGCACAAGCACTAGCACCACCGAGGATATTCTCCTCAGCCCACTCAATGTGCGACAAGTTAATACGGATAGTTTCCGCAGGACGCTCATCACACGACATTCCACGAACCGCTTTCACATGGTCATTACACCATGAACGCTTATCTTGGTCAGTCTTAATCCACTCGTTGTAGCAGTCAATGTAACTATTGACCACGCTACGACTAGCGTCACTTAATCCTTTCGCAAGTGAAATGTGTGTTGTCTTGGGTGTCGTACCCTTGCCGTTTTTCGTTGTAATTGTATTCTACTTTCACTAGTCATGTAAGAGGTCTTACACGAAGTATGTTTGTTTGTATCTGATAGCCCCACCCAGTTCCTAGACTAGGTAGGTAGACAGGCATTGTGCCTTCTACTAATAGTTTCTACGCCTAATACACGCATTTGGTGTATGTGCTAGAAGGCTCACAGATACAGGCGCACACGACCTAGGGGAGTACGGCCCCCCTGCCGCCCACATGTATAAGGGACTCCTCTTGCGTAGGGAGCGAGCTACACGTTTTATAGGAAGGGTGGTTTGGGGCACACAGATAGGGGCCGCCTTGTTTCAGTAGGGACCCTGATTTGTATTTGCTATATGTGGTATGGTTTTTGTGGGGTTTGGATAGGCCCTAGCAGTCCCATTTGCGCAGTGCTAGTGTCTTGCGTGTGGGTTTCCCGTTTGGTTTGGTTGCTGGTCCTGGCATTCCGCCCATGCGTGCGCAGAATGATTTTCTGCGTGCAGCTGATTTGGGGGATTTGGAGGCTTGTTTGGCTGAGACGGGTGGCTTTAGGGTGCCGCCTGTTTGGGCTTTGTAGGATGCTCGTCCTTTGGCGTTTAAACCGCCTGCTGGGTTTTTGCCTTCGGATCGTGTCCAGGCTGCGGTTTTGGGGGTGGCTTTCTTTTTGGCGGGTGCCTTCTTAGCTGCCATGTTGTTCTCCTAGTATTTCTATAGATGTGATCCATCCCAAAGGGACGTGGTTAATATCCCCAACACACTCAGGTGTGGGAAGTTCAGATTCAAACAACGTACCCACCAAAGTTATGTATCCAGGCTGGCAATCTTTCCAGTATCGTCCTAAGGTTGTAGCTGTGGACTCTTTGGGCTCATAGTCGTTTGTGTCATGCCAACCTGAGGATGGACTGTAAGCGTCCTTCCATTTAATTCGCAGTTCAGTCCACTCAGGAATCTGTTGTATCTGCAATATTGTTTCCATGATTCCTACTTCGTACTAGTACGGGGCTACGCTTATGCTCGCCCCGATGTATATGCTAACGGGTTACAACCACCCTTAGGTGGTTTTCTTGTTTCCCCCCCTATAGTCCCCCCCATCGTAACCTGAGAACCATTCTCACATTTAGGTTACGATTATGACGTATAAAGTATGAGAGAAGAACTTATTCTTACGCCTACACAGCAGAGATATCTTGACTGGTTATGTACGCCTCCTATGGAGCGTGTCCCTAATTCCAAGAATCGTATGGCTGTGGAATTGGATGTTGATGTTAAGACGTTGCGACGTTGGGAGAAGAAGGCTGCCTTTCGTGAGCAGTGGCAGGCCAGGGTGGATGACATTCAGGGTTCTCCAGAGCGTACTCAGGGTGTTCTGGACGTTCTGTATGCTAAAGCTATTGAGGGTGATACTAAATCGGCTCAGTTGTACCTGCAGGCTACTAATCGTATGGCTCCGCCTACGATTGAGGTTCGTAATGATCGCAAGACTTCTGATTTAACAGATACAGAGCTTGACGAGTTGATTGCTGCTATGGCATCCAGGGAGAAGGAGTCTCGTACTCTTCGTGTTGTGTAATGGATTTGGAGGAGTGCGATCGCTGTGGCGAGGAGTACCCCCAGACTTGGGTTGGTTGCCCATATTGTGATAGTGGCGAGAAGCCACATTTCAAACTTGATAAGGATGATTTTTGGAATTAAATGAATTATTGCAGGAACGTGAGTGGCGTTTATGCAAAGGACCTGATGATGCGTCCCCTTCTGACTTGGCTGATGCTTTCGAGCATTTCTGTTCTACGTATTGGTTCATCAGACATCCTGAGCGTGGGCGTATCTTGTTTGAGATGCGTGAGGCACAGACAGAGACTGTTTATGCTTGGATAGCCAACCGTAACAGCATTGTGTTAAAGGCTCGTCAGATTGGGTTTTCTACTTTGGCTGCTGCTTTTGCTTTTTGGGAGGTTTTCTTTTGGCCTGATCGTTTTGAGGTTATGCTTAGCCGTACGGAACGTGAGGCTGCTAAGTTGCTTCAGAAATCTAAGTATGGATATAAGATGCTTCCTGATTGGATTAAACAACGGGGGCCTGGTTTAGCTTCTGAGAATCAGTTAAGGATGGTGTTTGCTAATGAGTCTGCTCTTGAATCTCTTCCTAGTGGTAATGACCCTGCTCGTGGTGAATCCGTGTATCGTGTCTTTATTGATGAGATGGCGTTTCTTCCGAACTCTGAGGAAGCCTGGGCATCTATTGAACCTATTGCCGATGTGGGTGGTCGTATCGTATGTCTATCCACCGCTAAAGGTGAAGGGAACATATTTCATCGCCTTTGGGTTGGGTCCCAGAATGGAACGAATGATTTTAAGGGCATTTTCTTTCCGTGGTCGGCGGGCGATCGTGATGAGGCATGGTACGAGGTAAAGAAGGCGCAGCTTCCTGATTGGCAGCTTGCGCAGGAATATCCTAGCGACCCTGATGAGGCTTTTGTTCGTTCTGGTCGTCCTGTATTTGACCTTGATGTTCTTAGGGCTTTGGAGATTGTTGAGCCTGACCGTGGACATTTGTATTTGGATAACCATCTTGAGTTTAGGCGTGATGGTGGTCCACTTTCTGTTTGGGCTCCTCCAGAAGCTGACGGGGTTTACTGTATTGGTGCTGACGTTGCTGAAGGTTTATCTTATGGTGACTATAGTGTTGCCCATGTTATTGACGCCACCAACGGTAACGTTGTGGCTATGTGGCATGGTCATGTGGATCCTGACTTATTCGGTTCTGATGTTCTCATGGACTTAGGTGACTGGTACAATGGGGCTTTGATTGGTGTTGAAAACAACAACCATGGTTTAACTACACTGAAAGCTTTACAGCGTACTGGGTATAGAAACATATACAGACAGCGACGCCTTGCTAGTCGCAATCCTCAGGTTACTGAGATTCTTGGTTGGCGTACCACTTCTGCTTCTAAACCTTTGGCTATCGACGAACTATCTAAAGCGTTGCGTGATGGTGAGCTTGGTTTGTCTTGTGCTAGGACTGTGGCTGAGTTGCGTACGTTTATTCGTGAAGATAACGGCAAAATGCATGGTTCACCTCATGACGACCGTGTCATGTCTTTAGCTATTACTAATCAAATGTTGAAACATGTTTGGCTTCCTGAGTATGCACCCAGTTATTCTCCCGCTCCCTATACTATGGACTGGTTTGCTGAGCGTATCCCTAAAGAGAAGAAAGAAAAACTTGTTATTGGTTCTTTCAACACCAGAAAGTAACGACTATCATCTATAGTATGGCCTCTTTTCTATGTGATCAATGTTTAACTGCGTTTGTTGAGGACTCTTTGCCTCGTCGTGGTTCTGTTTGCTTTAAATGCCACCTAAAAGGTATTCGTATTGGCTTCACTCAAGGTAAAGAAGAGTTTAAGGGTCCTACTATTGGTGAGCGTCAACGCAAAACTGTTGCGGACGCTGCTGCCAAGGGTATTGTGGCTGAACCTGTCGGACAGCGGTGGGTGTAGATTGTCATGGAGTCTTGGATTGTTCCAGTTTTGGTCGCCATCATTGGAGGTCCATTAATGGTTCTGATGCAAGTTCTACGTAAAGAGAACACAACCCAACATGCCGAAGGTCAATCACTTCTTAGAGAAGTTATTTCCAAGGTAGACAATGTAGGAACTAAGATTGACAACCATATTGGTTGGCACGATGGAAAGAAGGAATCATGAAGATTACTAAAGAACAAAAATGCGCATTTGCATCGTACGTACGTGCCTCACTAGCTACAGTTCTTGCTGTTGTATTAGCTGGAGAGACATCACCTAAAGCTCTTGGAAGTGCTGCAGTTGCAGCCTTCCTGCCACCAATTGTTCGCTGGCTTAACCCAGGAGATGCAGCGTTCGGAAGGACCAAATAAACAATGGCTCCAAGACCAAATAAAGATGTTCTGGCGGATTACCGCAAGAAAATAGATCACTCACGCAAATGGCGTAAGGAAGAAAAATACGACAAGCTTTGGCGGCGAATGATTGACTTATACAAAGGGAAACATTTCAACGACATGAGCGACGAAGATCGGATGCTTATAAATGTTTCTTTTTCTACTATTAATGTTATTGGGCCCAGTGTTGCTGTCAATCACCCCAAAATTACTGTTGGAGCACGAAAGTCTGAGGATGGCGATAAAGCAATTATCACTGAAGCTATTGTCAATTATTGGTGGCGTCATTTTGATTGTCAGAAACAGCTTCGTCGTGCTGTTGACGACTATCTCATTATTGGTCACGCATGGATCAAAGTGGGTTACCGCTTTGTTGAAGAAGAAAAACTAAAGAAGATCACCACAGACGAAAACGCCGAAGTTGCAGACCCAGACCAGGGTATATCTATGGAAACAGAAATAGTTGTTACAGAGGACCGTCCTTTTGTTGAGCGTGTTTCCCCGTTTGATATTCTTATTGATCCAGATGCTACTTGTGTTGAGGATATGAAATGGATTGCGCAACGCACACGTCGCCCAATGGTTGAAGTACGCAATGACCCACGATACATCTCCAAGTCCCGCAAAGACGCACAAGCAAGTCATTATTCTAAATGGTCAGCCGAGGACGGCAAGCCTCGTCAGTCTCGCCAAGAAGATGACGCTTATGTTGACGTGTGGGAATACTACGACATTAAACGACAGACCATGGCTGTGTTCTGTGACGGTGGAGACGCCTTTCTAATTAACCCAGTTAAGATGCCTTACGCTTTTGGTCATCCTTTTGTGATGATGCGCAACTATGACATTCCCGAGCATTTCTA